CGTATTGGGTGACCGGAGAGGGAGCGCCCGATTTTCGACCCAGCCAATGGATTCATTGTGCGGAGCAAGACGATTCGTACATGGACCCCGAGGTGACTTTTAACAACTTGTATAAGGAGTAGTAAAAATGATGAAGGCAAAAATGATGGCTGGTGGTGGCATGATGTCCAAAATGAAAAATGGCGGTGGCGTGGCAACCAAAATGGGTGCAGTGAAGACTGGTAAACCTGCAATGGGCAGCGCCTCTAAGCGAGCCGATGGGATTGCTGTAAAAGGCAAAACCAAGGGAATGATGCTGGCTAGTGGTGGTAAAGCCAAGATGATGTATGGTGGTGGTAAAGCCAAGATGATGAAGTCTGGCGGAGCTTGCTAAATGAGACCGAGTCGGGGCATGGGAGCAATCCTCCCGTCTAAGATGCCTGGGGGCAAAAAGAAACGCCGTCGGGATGATACTGACTTTGAAGAGTACGCAGAGGGTGGAAAGGTTAGCAAAGTAAATGAAGCCGGAAACTACACCAAACCCGGGATGCGGAAACGCCTCTTTGAAAGTATTAAGGCTGGTGGAAAGGGTGGTTCTCCGGGGCAATGGTCTGCCCGTAAGGCACAGCTACTGGCAAGTCAGTACAAAAAGGCCGGAGGCGGATACAAAGATTAAGCGTCCCGTGTATAACCGGGACACAGATGGTGATGTATTTAAATGGTTGATTGCAACGTCAGAAGACTTTAGGAAGATAAAGCAGCGAGAGAGATGGAATGAGCTTAAAAAAATCGCAGAGAAGCCTAAAGTCTTGGACTGATCAGAAATGGCGGACTAAGAGTGGCAAACCTTCTACGCAAGGACCGAAGGCTACGGGGGAAAGATACCTCCCTTCCGCCGCCATCTCAGCGCTCTCCCCGTCCGAATATGCGGCCACTACCAGGGCTAAAAGGGCTGGACGAGCTGCTGGAAGACAGTTTGTTTCCCAACCCAAAGGTATCGCCGCTAAAACCGCCAGACACAGGAAGGTAACGTGACTACATCCGGCACGAATCTATTCAATCCAGACCTCAATGAGATGTGTGAGGAGGCGTTCGAGCGGGCCGGTCGGGAGATGCGGTCTGGCTATGACCTCCGTACAGCCCGCCGCAGTATCAACCTGATGCTGGCCGATTGGGGTAACAGAGGGATTAACCTCTTCACCATTGAGCAAGGCACTATTAATTTGGTGCAAGGCACAAATACGTATGACTTGCCTTTGGACACCGTGGATCTCTTAGACCATGTGATCCGAACCGGGGCTGGAAATGAGGCTACCCAAAGTGATTTAACAATCACCCGGATCAGCTCCTCCACATACGCCACAATCCCTAACAAAATTACTCAGGCGCGGCCCATTCAGGTCTGGGTACAGAGACTTACCGGCCAGGCTTATCCAGCCGCCAGCGACTATTCTCCTTCGGGTACGGCCTACCCAAGGATTACCTTGTGGCCCACCCCCGATCAGGGAACCCAGGGCAGTCCTTATTACCAGTTTGTGTACTGGAGGCTGCGCCGGATGCAGGACGCCGGAAACGGGACTAACACTATGGATATCCCCTGGCGGTTTTTTAATTGCTTTGTCGCTGGACTTGCATACTTCATTGCGATGAAAATACCGGAAGGGACAGACAGGTTACCCATGTTAAAAGCGGTCTATGACGAGGCTTGGAATCTGGCAGCAGGCGAAGATCGAGAAAAGGCGGCAGACCGGTTTGTGCCACGACAGATGTTTATTAATTAAATCATGGGTAACAGGTTTGCTAGTGGTCGGATTGCAATATCGGAGTGCGACATTTGTGGCTTTAGGTACAAATTAAAGGAGTTGTCACAGCTTGTAATTAAGACAAAGAACGTGAATATCCTGGCTTGCCCGGAGTGTTGGAACCCGGATCAGCCGCAGCTCCAGCTTGGAATGTATCCAGTGGATGACCCCCAGGCGCTGCGCAATCCCAGACCAGACTTTCCCGGATACCCCGAGAGCCGTTCTTTGACAATTACTGTACCAATTGTCACACCGGTATTTCCAAACCCAACTGGATTGGGCCAGGTTCTAGGAAACGGTTTTGTAGGAAATGTAACAGTGGTAATTACATAAGGAGTAAAAGATGGAAAAGAAAGAAATGAAAAAGGTGGCCAAGACTGAGGTCAAGGCCCATGAGAAAAAGATGCACAAAATGAAAGCCGGTGGCCCAACTTCTATGGACAGAATGAAGTACGGAAGAAATATGGCTAAGGTGATGAACCAGCGTTCTTCTGGACGGGGGCGATAATGGCTAAATTTAGTAAAAAAATTATGGGCAAAGAAGTTGGATCTGGTGAGATTTATGCTGCACCGCATTCGATGGATGGTAAGGCCACTAACATCAATACCTACTCTGGGTATGAGACGGGCGCAGAAGCTATGAAACAGATGAATATGTCTACTGGTGGTATTAGCAAAGGTAACTACGCTCCGATCAATCCTTATGGAGTTGGTGTCATGCGTGGTTATGGCGCTGCAACCAAGGGCCGTAAAATTAGCGGAAAGATGGGATGAACTACACCCAGTTAAAAGACAACATAGCGGACTATTGTGAGAATGAGTTCACAAATGACGAGTACGCTACGTTTACTCAGTTAGCCGAGCAGCGGATCTACAGTAGCTGCCAACCCCCGGCCATTCGCAAGAATGTGACCGGGCAGACCACGGCTAGCAATAAGTATCTGGAACAGCCTTCGGACTTCCTGTACACCTATTCGTTGGCGGTCATCGACCCCACCACCGGGGCGTATGATTACCTACTTAACAAAGATGTTAACTACATCCGTCAGGCATTTCCGTTCCCGGCTGTAACTGGGAAGCCCACGCATTACGCATATTTTGACGACAACACTTTCATATTAGGCCCGACTCCGGACGCGACATACACGATGGAGCTGCATTACGGCTATTACCCAGAATCTATTGTTACGGCAGGGACTTCATGGCTGGGTGATAACTTTGATTCAGCGCTATTTAACGGCGCTATGGTCGAGGCTATCACATTTATGAAAGGCGAGCCGGACCTCGTTAAGCTATATGAGGAACGGTATATTCAATCCATTGCTCTTCTCAAGAACATGGCAGACGGCAAACTCCGTCAGGATGCCTACCGAGACGGGCAAGTTAGAGTCAAGGTGGCTTAATGTTTTCAGCTTCTGGTGGTGCGTTATTAGGTCAGATTAAAGCTATGGGAGTCTCCGGTCGGGGATTTACCCCAGAAGAGCTGGCTGAGAACGCCGTAGACAGAATCATTTCTATTAGCGCAACCTCCGATCCTGTGATTCGTCAGCAGGCCGAAGCGTTTCGCGAACACATTCGTGCAGTGCTAGTGAGCTATGGGCATCAGTGCATTCGCTCACACGGTACTACTTTAACTAACCGCTTCCGCGATGCGGGGCATCCTGAATTAACAAAACTTTTGGAGAATTAAAATGCCTATTTCAGTAACCACAGCAATGCCCACCTCCTTTAAGGTTGAGATCCTAAAGGCAGTTCATAACTTCACAGCCTCAACCGGCAACACGTTTAAACTAGCCCTGATGGTAGCTACAGCGTCTGGATCGGGTACCTACGGAGCTGCAACTACCAGCTACGACACCCTGGTATCTAATACCGATGAGCTGGCTAACGGCAACGGCTACACAACCGGCGGCAATACGCTGACTTCGGTTACCCCGGTTGCTGACGGCACGACCGCAGTCTGTGACTTTGACAATACGACTTGGTCGGCAGCTACGTTTACCACCTGCGGTGGGATTATTTATAACGATACTGCAGCGGGAGATCCGGCTTGCGCAGTCCTGAGCTTTGGTGGCGATCAGCAGGTTTCTTCGGGCGACTTTCAGATTCAGTTTCCCGCAGCAGCCGCAGCTACCGCCATCATCCGTATCGCCTAAGTAGGTTGAGATGCCGGTTTATTCTGGCTGGGGAGAGGTACCCTGGGGCGAAGGCGGCTGGGGTACTGATCTTGCCTACTACGAAGTAACCGGCGTTTCAGGCACGGGGGCGGTTGGTACTGTCTCTATTGAAGTCGATGATGCTCTCACCGTCACAGGCGTTGAAGGCACTGCATCTGTAGGGACTGTAACTTTTTCAGTTACGCCAGCTATTGTTGGCGTCCAAGGCACCGGCGGGGTTAACAATGTTCCGTTTGACCGGACTGTTTACCTATCCGGCTGGGGTGCTATCCACTGGGGTGGTGGATCTTGGGGTGATGCCTCAATTTCTGCTGCTGGTACTGGCGCAGTTGGGACCGTAACCTTCGCTGTTAATGAAACCATCATCCCAGATGGGGTGGAGGGTACTGGGGCAGTAGGCACAGTCAGTATTAGCGTTGGTGAGGTAATTGTTCCAACTGGGGTTGAAGGCACTGGAGCCGTGGGGGCTGTTGTTCCCCTGATTGCGAGTGTTCCCAGTGGTGTCCAAGGTGTTGGCGAAATTGGCGGGTTCCAGGTCCAAGTAGATGACATCGTTATTCCGAATGGTGTCCAGGGTAACGGAGCCGTAGGAACAGTTGGCTTCTCGCTTGGAAAAGTAATCAACGCGGTTGGGGTTCAAGGCACTGGCGCGGTGGGAGATGAGACTCCGCTGGTGGCTTATACAGTAACCGGGGTTGACGGAACCGGAGCAGTTGGCACAGTAACTACTAAGACCGATGATTCATTTATTCCGGTCGGGGTGTCTGGTACAGGGGCTATAGGAACCGTTGGGTTCTTGATTAACAGTAACTTCACGGTCACCGGAGTTTCGGGGACTGGCGCGGTAGGAACGGCCATACCAACACCTACTGCCAAGCCAAATGGAGTGGCCGGGACGGGGGCCATCGGAACGGTTGCAATCAAGATAGACGATAGTAAACTTGTCACTGGAGTTGCCGGGACCGGCGCTGTCGGGACAGTTTTGATAAGAGGATGGACTCAGATTAATGACGCCCAAGCAGCAAATTGGGCAGAAATCAACGTAGCAGCATAAGGAACCAAAATGGCAACTAATTACACCACCCTATTAGGGTTTGCCCTACCAACGACCGGGGAGTTATCCGGCACGTGGGGTACAACAGTTAACGACAGTATTACGCAGTTGGTTGAAGATTCTGTAGCTGGAGTTGCTACAAACTCAGTAGCTTCTGGTAACTGGACGTTAACCACGACCGGCTCTGGCGCAGCTAACCAGGCCCGATGCGCAATCTTGATACCAACCGGATCTCCGGGGGTCAGTCGAAACATCATCGCCCCAAGCACCTCTAAGGCTTACTTTGTAATCAACCAGTCCGATGCGGCTGTGGTGGTCAAAGGATCGGCCACGACCGGGGTAACAATCCCGGCTGGAAAAAACGCTTGTGTAGCTTGGAACGCATCAGACTTTGTAAAGGTGGCTTCTAACGAAGTTAACGATGGTACATCTGGCGGTATTCCGTACTATTCATCAAGCAGCACTATTGCTTCTTCTGCCGCTTTGGCCGCTAATGCAATCGTACTTGGTGGTGGAGCTGGGGCAGCCCCGGCGACCACAACCACCGGCACAGGCGTAGTCACTGCGGTAGGTAGCGCTGTTAACACGACAGGCGGTCTGGTAACTCAGTCCGGCACCCTGGCAGCTAATAACGTCCTGCTTGGCGGTGGAGCTTCAACGGCCATTACATCGACCAGTCTGCTGGCTACCTCAGCCGCTGTAACGACTGGTACGTATATCAAAGCTCTTGGTTACGCCGACACGGTCACGGCCCTAGGTAACACCGGCACAGCAATTAACATTGAAATCACAAGCGGTGGTGTGTTTTCTGCAACCTTGACTGGCAACTGCACGTTTACTCTGCAATATCCGGTATCTTCAGGCGCATCATCGTTTACTTTGATTCTGACCAATGACGCAACAGCAAACCGGACTGTTGCTTGGTCTGGTGGTAGTTTTAAGTTCCCAGGCGGCGCAGCTTTCCTATCAAGGACTACAACTGCCAACGCAATAGATATATGGTTCTTCTTTACCCCAGACGGTGGAACCACGTATTTTGGTTCCATCCCCATGAAAAACTTAGCAGCTTAATTAAGGAGTATTAAAAATGGCACTTACCACTGAACAACTTGAACAAATTGAATTTAACAAAGCTCAACAAGCTATGTTTAATAAACTTGAATCAGTTCGTATGGCAAAAGAACTGCTCATGGAAAATGACCGCAACAAGCCAGTTGGCGAACGTGGCATTTCTGCTAATGATGTAACTAATTTTGCAAATACATTAGCTCAATATATTAATCAGTGAATGAGTTTCACTATTTCCCTTCTGCCGTGTATCGGGAAGAAAAGCCTGAGTGGGTTGATCACACTTTAAAAAACGTAGAAAGATATTACGAACAGCAAAAGCAAATTAACAAAGAGCAAAACAATCTGTGGCCGGTAATTCAAACCGGTCACATGGGTAACGATCCAGAGTTGTTTTTCTTAGCTGATTATTTTGCCAAGACTGCTACAGATCTTTTACGACAACAAGGTTACTTTATCAACCAATTTGAGTTTTACACTTCCGGTATGTGGGGGCAGGAAATAGGACAAGGTGGAATGCACGAGCCGCACGTTCATGCTAATACGCAGATGTGCGGTTTGTTTTTTCTTCAAGCACCGGAAGGTGGGTCGTATCCGATCTTTTCAGATCCACGGACTAGCAAAGCCATGACTGACTTTATGATGGCTGACAATAAAATTCGAGTTGGTTCACCAAAAGTATTTTTTAACAATATGGTTCCGGGTACGTTTATGTTTTTTAATGCTTGGCTTCCACATCAGTTTGCTTTTAATCAAGTTGAAATACCAACAAAGTTTGTTCATTTCACATTAAATTGCAGAGAAAGACAAAATTAAATGCAATATGTATTAACTCCTCACAACGAAAAAATTGAACCATACGCTTGGTGGGAGAACGCTTTTAGTGAACAACAACTTAATTGGCTTCAACAACAAGCTCGTAATGTTCAAATGAAAGCCCAAGTTGGGGGAGGCGGAGTTGGTATTGACAATCCAAATATACGTCGATCTGGATTAAATTGGATGCCTAATACG